GAGACCTTACCTTGTATTGCGCTTCTTGGCTGACAAGGATTCCCAGGAACTGCTTCAGAAGTATGATGTAGTACCATAATCGCAGCATTAGTGGCTCTGGCAAGATATTTTAACTCCTTCATAATTGCCCTCATTGAGGCAAACTCCTCACCACCATCGGTGGCTACATCCATTAAGTTATCCAAAACTATTAATGTTGGAGGACAACCCCATAACTCTTCAAAGGCTTGCACTTCTTCATCAATGTCTTGTAATGTTGGTGATGATTCGAAGGACCAGACTATATGGCTCCCTTTTTGGAGGATTGCTTTAGTCCATCCAACATCAGTATTAAGTTTTTGTTCGACATCTGTTTGGTTCTTACCTGATATCATTGACGCTAGGCGCATAGCCATAGTGTGAGCATTGGTATCAGCGGATATGTAAAGAGTTGGAACATTAGTCTTTAGGGCAATCGCTAGAGCAAGTGTTGATTTACCTGCTCCAGGAGCACCCGCAAACATTGAAACTTCTGAACGCCTAATTATAATCTTGGACGCTTCGAATGATTTAAAACAACTAGGTAGAGGTTCCCCGCCAATAGAGGCACGACCCACAGACCTGACAAGTGTACGCATCTATCCCCCTACCTATTTGTTAAAACGGAAACTGTTCGTCTATTAATTTACTGGCTTGCATTGGTCTGCTCCCTGAGGCATTGGACAGACCCACATTGCGTAAGGATTCCCCGTCTTGCTGGAGATTCCCGACTTGTACTTCCGTGCCCCATGCTGACATGTTGGACCCGCTCCACCTGACGGAGCCGATGCCTGGGGTGGTGCTGAGGAGCGTCGAGGCTCTGTGCTTGGCGTGGAACTTGGCGTCGATAAAGGGGCGGTTGTCGATGCTCCCACCACCAACTTTTGTACTGCTGCAATTTGAGTAGCAAAGTCACCAATGCCCTCAAGCAATACACTAAGTTCGTCCGCTGTGTTGGCTCTGACGTTAATTAAATCGCCAGTTCCAGTTTTGTATGATACTTGTAACTTCCAGTCTTCTGCCATTTATCCATCCTTCTTTGTCGAGAATTGACAATGAGCGGTCAGTCCGCACATGTATTGACAAGAGTTTGTGTTGGGCAAGAATATCCCTGCCTTTCGTGCTTTGTCAAATCCTTTTACCAAGAACTCCATTTTGTCATATGTATATCCTGATAAGTCAACCATCTCTACGGTATTGCTACCACGAGACATATAGTAATTTCCCCAGTTAACTTCTATATCAAAGGTTTCCTCTAAACCAAGTTTGTAAAAACCTAGTTGCAAGGTACTGGTTGGGGTATTCTTAGATGTTTTGAGGTCAACAATTACTAGTTGCCCATTAACCTCAAAGATTCTGTCTATAACCATCTTGATTGGTACATCAGCCACTACTGGCATTAGTTCCAATTCGATTCCTGGTCTACCATCTGGTGCAATCCAAATTTTCCAATTGGGATTATGCTTGCGCCAAGCGATATACTCGCTGACCCATACAGGTCCCGCTGCTTGCCAAAAACTAACGTCTTCCTTATTTGGATTAAGTTTAGTAGCCTTACCACCTATACGAGCATTGGTTAGGTCAATGTCACCTTTACAAGCGTTCCAAGATTCTGTCCATAAATTATCGACATCATTTATCATAGGTTATCCCTATCATAGGTTTCGCAAGCAAGGTGGAATGCTGAACCGCCAACTGACCAAACAGATGGCTCCTCCTGTTTTTCCAGTAATCTACCAAGGTAGTACTGATATCCACAGGTTAGATAAGTGCTGAAAGCACTATAGGATATATGTTCTGGTAATGTATATTCTTCAAGTTGTATTGACATTAGATGAATTATACACAGGTATAGGATTAGATGGAAGTCGAATGTGACTTCCATAGATTGCTACCTATGTGTATAATTGATATTAATATAATATATAAGACCCCGAAGGGGTCTATAATATAATATATAATTGATTATATATCTAAGGAGTACTATATTGGAAATCATAAATAATACATTTTGGGCTGTATTCTTTGGCTCAACTTTAGGAACCCTAACCGTATACCTAATCACATCCCTAGTGGATGAGTATCGTACAGCAAAGGAACATAGAGATATTAAACTTCTAATGGAAGAGTGGGAAGACCTAGAAGATTAAGCCTTAAAACGACAAAAGAACCCCCTTCCTGAGGTAAGTACCTCAAGTTGGGGGTTTTCGTGTCTCTAAAGGGCCTTTAAAGCCCGATTAGGGGTATTTAATTAGAGCCTATGCCGTACTCTTTTTCAGTCTTATCAGCCCATTTAGCCAATGGAGCAGCCAATGCGCCAATTAGGATTGCTTGCTCTGGAGCAAGGTCGGCAGCAAGGGCTAAGCCCATTGTGATTGCTGATGCAATTACTGCACGGATGTAAGAGTGTTGTTACCTTTCCCAGCCAAGGAAACCAAGGTGACGTATCGTTACCGCAGTTATCTTTGATGGAAATATGTAAGTGTTTATTATGTGGATTTGAACCAGTATATCTGGCTTCGCCATTTTTGACTGACCAAATCTTACCTTGAAATATTAAATACTTAACTCTTGGGTCTGACTGTAACTTAGCGTAGATATCAAAGCAATCAATACCACTCTTAGGGTCGTGAGTTAAGTCTACTGCATACCCAGTATTATGGTCTGAGTTAGGACTGGACTTCAGATGAGCAGCAGATGGAAGCAGACCATCGCTGGCTTTCTTGCGATTCGGTCTTAACGCCGTCGCTTGGCGCAACACAGCAATTGCAGCAGGTGTGGCTCTCTTGGCTACAGTTGTCATATTGACATCCATCCTTCATATTTTGCATCTGGATTATCCTTAAGCCATTGTTCTCTTAATAGGTTTTGATTAGGCCAACAAATATCAGTTGGGTCACAGCCACAGCCTTGACAGTTGTTGTCTATTTCTTTCTTATCCATACTTGCCATCCCATACGTAATATTTCAATATCATCTTTATGTTTTGCTAGCCACGCATCTATTGCTGGCTTAGGGTTCTTATCTGTACCATCTGGATGGTCCCACTCATAATCATCAAATGCCATAACGCCACCAGACTTAAGCAAGTCCCAAGATAGGTCAGCATCTAAAGTAACTGACTCTGGTAGATGGTCTCCATCGATATAGATAAAGTCATACTTAACCTCACGGTTATTCTTTAACCAGTCTCCGCTAAATGCTTTATGTGCTTGAACCTTTTTACCGTGTGGTTCTATCTGCTCTTTGTAGGCTTGTTGTATATCATTCCAGTCATAAATTGATTCGTGTTGCAAATTACCACACCAAGGGTCTATGTCCACAAGTAACGATGTTGGGTCTGTAAGAATATTTTCTAATAGCCAAGCAGATGCGTTGCCAGTAAAGACACCTATCTGCAAGAACTTAAGATTCTTTTTGCCCTTAAACTCTGTTAGTCCATTCTCGAAGTCTTGGACCGTTGCATTGTCATAAAACCATTTTGGAAAGTTATCTGCTTTCATCCCCATCACTTTCTACTTTTGTATTAAAATTTGGTAAAGCGTATCTACTTTTTCTTCTAACCGATTGACCTGGTCTTTTACACTTGAGCCACCATTGGGGCGAAGTTCGGACAAATAGTGTTTAACTAAGTGCCTTACTGTTATAGCCAGCGTTCCCACTAGAGTAGTTGCTGCTACGGCAAGGGCTGCCCAATCATTCGGTGTCATTATACTGTCCTAACCGTAATCTCAATTACGCCTCCAAACCCATCAAAGTGGGGTCATACGCATAAACGAGATTTGCTCAATAACTACCTGACGACTTTCGCCAGTAGTAAGGTCCTGCCAGGTGACAACATCGCCACCTTCTTCTACACCTTCAAGTAATTGTAATCTTGCTAGTGCCTTACCTTCATAGCCAGATACTACATTGTATCTATCTGTTTCAATATCAAAGCAGTAAACAGGGAATCTCATAATTCTTTGGCGAGGTGTAGCAATAGTAGCCTTGGCTTGATAGCCCTTAAATATAGGACCTGCGCTAGTAGTTGTAGTATCACGATTAAGAATAAACTTATAGGCTACATACTCTTGTGCTGTATCAGGATTAGATGTACCTACTTCAACTGCAGTTACTCCTGCTTCGTAAGTGATATGGTCATATTCAACACCATCTTTATCTACAGTCTCAAGGACTAATGAACCTTTAGTGAAGTCTCCACGAGCAAGTAAACGTTTAAAGTTTTTAGGCTCTAATGTTCCATAGCGAATGTAACCGCTAGTGATAAAGCCAGTAGGCGTTAATGTTGCACTTGCTTCAATGTTAATGCTACCTACCTTGTTAACCTTACCAACAGGTGATACGGCAGTAGATGATACGTTAGATGCAGTCTTAGCATAAGTAAATGTTGTAGTGGTTGGTACGCCAGTAACTGTGTACTGACCATTGAATGTAGAGTCAACGCCTTCTACCCATACAGAATCATCAACGGCTAAGCCGTGTGCTGCAGATGTAGTTAAGGTTGCTACGTTAGATGTCAATGCTTTATTGCTTACTGAACCAGCATTAACTGCTGTAGTAGCAAATACTAATCGGTCTGTTGTACCAGCAAATGCACAGGTTGTTGTGCTATATCCTGATGTACCGCTGACATATAAGTCATTGGCGTAAGCAAAGCGTAGAGTTTCTATCTCATTACCAAGGTCAATACGGAGAACTCCTGCTGCACCATCTACACCAGTTGCACACCAGATGAATCTGTCTCGTGCAGCAAAGTCATAGCAAGGCTGAGTGGTTTCCACAATAAGTGGACCATAGTTAATGGAGCCGTCTTGGTCTGAGACAACTGCTGCACGGATTCCTTTGTTAGTACCTATCATCATATAACCTAGGTAGTAAAAAATCTTATGGATAATCTCTCCAACTGGCATCTCTGCTGCAGTAATAGCAGTAGTAAGAGTTGGCATAACACCAGAGATATTAAGAGTAAATTTAAATATGCTTGACTGGGTGCCACTATAACCTGCTACATAGATGGCTGGACCAGAAGCGGTAATGCTTGAGAATACAATATCAGTATCACTGTGTGTATATACAGGACTTGGAAGGGCAGATGCAGATGAAGATATTTCGTATATCTTATTGTTAATACCCATAACAATGCGGTCTTTAACATATTCCATAACAGCAGTATTTACAGTAATACCATTGTCGGTAATCATAAGGGTATCACCAGCACCAGAAACACCAGTTAATAACTTTTTATATATACGCAATCTTGGAGTACCGCTAGCAACAATATTGGTAATCCAAAAGGCATTAGTACCATCATCACATATAGCATTAACTGCATAATCAGTTCCTGCTGCATAATCTAAGAAATGCGTAACAGTTCCGTCTTCTGCAATCTTATCTACATCATACTCATCCCAAAGTAATACACCATTGGTTGTGCCATATCGGATTGAACGAGCAATCTGAAATGGTTTACCGTTAGCCTGAATTGCACCAGTTGTATAGTGTGTAGTAGCGGTGTCTTTAAGTAAGGTTACTTGTCCTTTAGTCCAAATATTGACACCTTTGCTATCTGTAAATCTATAGTCAACAGTCTCACCAGCAGATGGGTCATAGAACTTTATACCTGAACCAGAGTGAAATGATGACTGAGAACGTAACCACCAGCCAGTAAGTGATTGCTCACCTGGCTCTTTACCATTATCAAACTGGTCTTTTTTATAAGGAGCAGTCTGTCTGATGTAAGGGCGTGTATCATTTATGGCATAGAAGAATGGTTGTCCACCAACTGCTACATCATATGAGTCAGATGTATTCTGCCAGTATGTACTTGTAGATACAATACCAACATCAACAGCAATTGCTTGATTGGCACGACCTTCGGTTATATCACGACCAGCCACAGTGCTCCTTAATAGTTATTAATATTTGTAGAACAATCCCTCAAGATTATGCTAAGAGTAATTTAGCCTCGTCAGCGGTTATGCCTAAACGCTCAAGCAACTCAGCCTTAGCCTGAGCCTTTAATTCGGCTTCGGCTTCAATTGATATTAAAGTTTCTTGGTCTGCTTCATATTGGGCAAACTCTGTGTCAGTCATTTCTCTATCAATGACTTCATTGGTTTCTGTGTTATGTATTCTTATTGTTGGATTACTCATATTATTTTACTCCATATACTAGAACTTGACCGCCACTAAAATTACCTGAAGGTGAAATAAAAGTTATATTTGATATTGCAGATGTAGATGTATAACAAAACATTGCAGTTTCAATGTTTGGAGGATAACCTGCTTCACCGTGATTGCGATAATTAGCCCGCCATTGACCAATTTTATTGGCAACTGTTTGCTCTGAACTTGGTATCATAATTTCTAAAATGTTGTTTCCAGTATTTTGTTGTTCTGAATTATTATCTATGGCTAGTGAGTTAGTAGAACCAGCAGATGAAAAAGTGTTTGCTGTTGTATAAATTAATTTTTGACCAACATAGTAATAATTATTACCTGTATCGCTATTAAATCTCCAACTTAATCGCCCATCTCCACCCTGACCCCAATCGGTCAAACTTATGTATAAACCAATATAGCCAGTTCCAGTTATAGAAATACTTGTGGACGAGCCACTTAGAGAGGTTGTTGATAGTAAAGTCATTCCACCACCGCTTGCAGGCGTAGCCCAAGCAGGGATACCACCAGTTACTTTTAGAATCTGGTCAGTGCTACCAATGGCTAATCTTGCAGGGGTATTGGCAGCAGATGCATAGTAAATGTCACCTGTAGTAGTAAGGGTAGACTTTGCAGTCTTTGCATCTAACTGTGTCTGTATAGCAGAGGTGACTCCATCTAGGTAGCCTAACTCTGTTGCAGATACGGTAGAGGGTGCAGGTGCTGCACTCGCTATATCTCTTGCTTTAGTCATTGATTAAACCTCAATCCAAGAAGTTGTTGGCTCATCCCAAGTATATAATTTGCCATCAGTTGGCATAGGAGTTGGCGCTTCCCATAAATAAGTATTAGAGTTTAGCGACCAAGAAGGATATGGTTTAGGTGCTGCAAATCCAACACCGTCCCAAGTATAACCAATACCTGCATAATTTTTATTAAGTGGTGTACCACCTAGAGTATGGACATTACCTATTGTATTGTATGAGGTTTTAATCCAAGTACCTGTGTATCGGTCAGGGTTTGCCTCAAGGAAATCATCCTCAACTACATTAACCTGAACTACGATTCCATTTTCTACTTTAGCCCAATGTGCCATTACTTATCCTTATCTTCTCCGTAAAGAGTTACTGTATTTACTAACTTAACATCACGCTTGGTGACAATGCCACCCTTTTCATCTAGTTGAGATTTAGCAGTTACCTCATCATCTGCAATGATGTGAACTAACATTACTACTTCATAACTAAAGCATTGTGTTTGTTTTTCTTTTTTGATTTTTGTTACATTGTTTTTCATTTCATCCCCTTTTGTTAGATTGCGTATCGTATGATAACTATACCGCTACCGCCTGCGCCTGAAGTGCCACCATTGCCATTACCTCCACCGCCACTACCTGTATTAACAGTTCCAGTACCACCTTGATTGCTATTGGTATTACCACCATTACCGCCACCGCCAGTACCTCCAGTACCGCCAGTTGCGCTTCTTTGTGTACCGCCACCTCCGCCACCTGCTCTAGTTACAGATGTGCCAGTAATAGAACTTGCTAAACCTGCTCCACCATTAGCGCCAGCATCAGTAGTTGCGTTTGCGCCAACTGCTCCTGCACCACCTCCGCCGCCTGCACCAGCATCGGTTGCGCCATTTTTGAAAGCATTACCACCATTATTACCTTGACCTGCCGTAGCCGTACCACCAGTACCTACTGCGGTACCGTCATTACTTGTACCACCACCGCCACCTGAACCGCCATTAGCACCATTATTTCCGTTAAATCCTCTACCACCACCGCCACCAACTGAGGCAGTTAATGAACCAAATTGACTATTTGAACCATTATTAGCCGCCTGCAATAACTAACATATCAGCAGTTAATGATTGCGTAGGAGTAAATGTTCCATCAGAAGTAAATGTGTGTACAAAATAATTAGTGCCACCTGATGAATAAAATGCAATAGTTCCACCAGTTGCTTTTGCAGTGCCTGTGTAGAAAGTACCATCAGAAGTAAATGTGTGGATTGTATTTCCACCAGATGTAGTTACAGTTCCACCGTATGCTTTCTGTTCAGTGCCTGAGTAACGGGCTATAACAATTCCTGAGCCGCCTGCCGTACCTACCAAACCAGAACCTGAGTTCCAACGACCACCACCGCCAGCGCCTTTATTAACTGCACCTGCTGTTTGGCTATTTGTACCAACACCAAACTCACCATTACCACCACCAAAGGTATTACCTGTATGACCTCCAGGATTTCCTCCACCTCCATAAGAAACTGAAGTACCGCTAATACTTATTGTTCTACCAGCGCCACCTTTATTTGTGCCATCTCGAGTGCCTTCACCTCCGACACCACCAGCACCACCGCCACCAGCATTGAGAGCACCACCATTAAAACCTTGATTGCTAATTCCCGTTCCAGCGCCACTAGGATTTCCTCCGCCACCGCCTGAACCACCGTTACCTGGAGTACTGGTAGTGGTACGACCACCGCCACCACCACCTGTTGATGTAATTGTTGCAAATACGCTATCAGTGCCGTTAGTTGCATTTTCACCAGCAGGGCCTGTTCCACCTGCACCAACAGTTACTGTGTAATTGGTAGCCAAGGCTAAATTTAAAGGAGTTTCTAAACTGCCGCTACCGCCAGTTGCATCAACTGTTGAACGCAAACCGCCAGCACCACCGCCACCACTTGCACCTGATGTACCAACTCCGCCACCACCGCCACCACCCGCAACAACAAGGTAGTCAACGATTAATGGAATTTCATTAAATCCACCACCAAACCAATAGTTAATAGAGTTGGCTTGTGCAGCGCCAGTTAGTCTACTTCTTTGTCCATATCTTGACATTAAGCAATCCTGTTCACATAACCTGTAAGAGTAATTACGTTTGCAGTTGCAGCAAATGCTTTAACTATAAGTGAGTTTGTTAGTAAGAGTCCAGGAGATACAAGAACTAATCCTGTACCTTCGGCACCAATATTAATTTCAATGTTGCCATCTGGAGCAGCAGCCTCACCCCACTCAAGGGTAAGTTTTACTGTTGATGCAGATGAGTTATGTGCGTATAGCCAAATCTCATCAAGGGCTGTTGCGTGTGCTGTATGAATAGTTGTTCCTGCAGTAGCAGTTTGAACAACTTTGATGGCTTTACCATCTGTTGAACCACTAAGTTTTAGTTTTGTAAATGTTGCCATTGTATTTTCCTTATCCGAATATTTGTGCGGCTAGTATTGGTTGGTCATCGTCTGCTGGTGGTACTGTTAATGCTGCCCACTCAAGTCCTGTTGCAGTTCCTGAGTTAGCCTTTAAGTAATATCCATCTACCCCAACAGTTAGTTTGCCAGGTGTATCTGCAGCAGTTGCTACTAGGATATCACCCTTAGCATCAAAGAGTGCCTTGTCAATAGCAGTTGCTAGGTCAAAGGCTGTAAAGGTAATAATCTCTAGTATGTCTCCAGCAGTTAGTGCAGCCAAAGATGCAATGCTTGTTCCGTTAGATGCTGTGTAATCTGTACCACGAACTAATAGAACACCATTTAGATATACCTGCTCTTTGCCAGCAATATAAGAAAGTGTTATGCCATTGTCATCAAGTCCAGACTCAGATGTTTCTCCGCCAGCAGCGGTATACTTGTAGCGGAAGATTGCTGCAGTTGAGGAAATAGAACCCCAAGCAGAACCAGTCCAAGCAAACATAGTATTAGATACTGAGTTCCAATATAGAGCACCAGTTACTAATGCGTTGCCATCATTGTCTAATGTAGGAGGGGTTGACTTAGGTCCTAGGTATCTATCATCAAAAGAATCGTATGAGGCAGCAGCAGCGGATGCAGAGGCTGCAGCAGCAGTAGCAGAACCAGCCACGTTGTCTACATATAATTTTGTAGCAGCGTGTAGGTCTACAGTAGGAGCACCTGATAATGTCAGAGCACCAGTCATTGTAGAGCCAGCCTTTAGGACTACTGTGTCTGAAAAGTTGGCTGTGTCATTTAATGCCTGAGCAATTTCATCAAGAGTATCAAGTGTGCTGGGAGCACCATTAATTAAGTTAGCAATAGATGTATCTACATAAGCCTTAGTTGAAGCATCTGTATTAGATGTAGGTGTAGCAAGATTAGTAATCTTTTGGCTGTTAGCAGATACTGAGCCAGTAGGCGCAGCCATCTGGTCTAGGCGGGATGTTCTTACCTGTGTATCAAAGTCAGAGATAGTTGATGCTGTCTGTGTACCTGTATGGTTAGCACGGGCTAGTGGGTCAGTTGCTAACTTACCTAGTGAGATGGCAGCAGTATTGGAAATATCTGTGTTTACTATTCCACCAGTTAGGGCTAACTTGCTGTAAGCAATAGCAGCAGAGGCATTAACATCTGCGTTAACAATTGTGCCAGTACCAATAGAGGTAACTAGGTTGACTGCGCCAGTACCATCAAAGGATACGGCTGAGGCTTCTACATCTCCAGTTAGTTGGAAGTTACGGGCTGTAGTTAAGGCACTAGCAGTAGCAGCAGTAGTTGCTGTGCTAGCAGTACCTGTTAAGTTAGCAGTAATAGTACCTGCGGAGAAGTTACCTGAGGCATCACGGGCTACGATAGCCGAGTTAGTATTGGCAGACGTAGCAGTAGTAGCAGAGTTAGATACCTTGCTAGCAGTTGAGATAGTGGCTAATTTAGTATCTGCGATAGCAGCACTTGCGTTGATGTCAGC